ATCAGATGCCTTCTTTGATGCCTTCTTTGATGCCTTCTTTGATGCCTTCTTTGATGCCTTCTTTGATGCCTTCTTTGAGCCTCTCTTCTTAGCACCTCCTCGGAGACGGAGAACAAGGTGAAGAGTGCTTTCCTTCTGAATATTATAATCTGCAAGCGTACGGCCATCCTCCAACTGTTTGCCAGCAAAGATTAGACGCTGTTGGTCAGGCGGGATGCCTTCCTTATCCTGAATTTTAGTTTTGATGTTTTCTATGGTATCACTGGATTCAACATCCAGAGTAATGGTCTTACCAGTAAGAGTTTTTACGAAGATTTGCATTATATATTTCATTAATTGGCAATTTATTATTTTATCAATTTTTTTATGAAAGAAAAAAAATTTTTTTAGGATTGCCAATTTTTTACACAAGTAGTAAAACTTAAAAAATTGATTTAATTTATAATTGGTATAAACAAATAACACATAGACTATTAATGATAAACCATAACAAGTTTATCGGTGTATTTCACCGATTAATGGAGGAGGCCTCAAAAAGTTTAATAAAATGTCAGTTAGCCGCAGCCGTTATTAAAGGTCAGAAATTCTTATCAAGACCTTGTTCAAATTCTCCAAAAAATATATGTCGTGGTATCTCGTGTGGTAGTGTCCACGCAGAAACCAGGGCTATAATTGATTGTTTTGGAAAAGATTTAATTATGTCTCCTAAAAATGGAGGCACATATTATATTCCAAAAGAAAAAAGAATTAAATGTGACCTAATAGTTATACGAATTAATAAAGACGACAAAATATGTACATCAAGACCGTGTTTTAGATGCTTATCTTTAATGAAAGCAGTTGGAATTAGAAAGGTTTATTATACGGATAATGACCAAAATTTAATATGCGAAAATGTTAAAGATATGATTAGTATTAATGCTTCCAGTGTAACTAGATTACTTTTAAAAAGAAATTTAGCGATAAATATATCCGATAACAATCTTTTAGAAAACCTTTTAATAAATTTATTTCCAGATAAAGTAAAAAAAATAAATTTACAGTATTTTATTCAATATGATTTTTCATTTGCTTTGCCACTACACAAATGTTTAATAGAAAATCACGAAGGGAAAAATATAGTAGTAATTTATAATCAACAAAATGAAGAGGTTATAAAGGCTTTATTAATAGATTGATAAAAAAATTGACTTTTAATTTAGAAAAATATTAAATCTATAACTAATGGAAAATCTGAATACTTATTTTACAGAAATTTTAAATAATTATAATGAGATTACTGAACTATTAAATGACAATAATCTAACTGAATCATCTACAAAATATTTAATAGGAAAAAAAGAAATCATACTTACATTATTAAAAAATATTATCGAAAAAAGTAAAACAAGTAGGTTAAAAATTAAATATTTTGATTTGTTGGCAGAAAGAGATAATATAGTTAAAAATAACCAACAAGAAAAATTAATCAAAATTAATGAAGAAATTATGAATATAAGCTCAAAAATTTAATTTAAAAACTTTTTATTTTAAGATAATAATGGAAACAAAAATTAAAGTTAGATTTAGAAAGGCTGTTCCTGAAGATTTAGATGGAATTTATGAATGCCATAAATTATGTTTTGAGGATGGTGATTTGTGGTATAAAGCCATTTTACAACAATCATTAGAAGATGGGTATGTTATGGAATTAATAGATAGTAATAAAATTATAGGAGTTTTATTACAAGGTGATGTTAAAGCTTGCGAAATGTCAGAACTGGAAGGGTTTGTATCATTAAATGATTTAGGCGATAAGTTTAAAAAAAATAATTTACTAATGGATGAGTTTTTTGGAATTACCATGTTATGTGTGGACCCAAATTTTAGAGGTAAAGGATTAGCTAAAAAGATGATTGACTTTCATTTAAAAAATTCAGATGATATTTCTTGCATACATACTCGCAAATCTAATCCAGCTTATAATCTATATGTTAAGATGGGTTATACTCATATTGCTAATGTGACTAAAAAATATTTTAATCCGGATGAGGATTCTTGTCTGTTGATTTATAACTCAAAATAACTTACTATTACTGGGACCTCTCCGCCAAAAACATATCATCGGTGGACAGCGGAACAATTTTATATTCCAAAGATCTAATATAAGAAAATAGGCTTTCGCGTATTTTCTTAGCTGGACAAGTTTCATTATCCATTCTTTCAGGCCACGATTCAAATAATATTTTGGGGTAATCATTCTCCACTAATGTTTTCTCGGCACCACGAATTACATTTTCTTCATGACCTTCTACATCAATTTTAATAAAATTAATATTAGTTAATCCAAAAGAATCAAGTTTTTTAATTGGAACTTCAATAGTTGGTACATTATTTTTAGTATCGTAAGGAAGATAGGTAATTCCATTACCACCACCGTCTTTACTATCCCGAATATAATATTTAGCGGAACCCTCGTGGTCACTTAAACCAACATTATATTTATTTACTACATAGTCACATTGTCTTAATGCAATATTAGCACATAAATAATTAAATGATTTAGGGGAGCATTCGAAACTATGAACTCTTTTAGCTTTTTTAGCAAATTCAATTGTATACATTCCAATGTGAGCACCAACGTCAATAATTTCTTTATCACTTTTAGCAAAATTCTCAACACTCCAATTAATAAATCCTTTTTCATATAATCCGGTGTTGAAATAATCTTTCGCTACCCTTGCTTCAGGAACAAAAAGACTATTTTCACCGTTGTATAATTTCATATAAATTGGTTCTTCCGAATTATAAGATTCAGTTTTAATGAGGTACATATATAGTAATAAATGAAGAATTTATTTTTTTATTTTGTCAATTTTTCTATCATAACTTAAGAATGTTCTTTAATATTTTATCATTGTTAAAATTGGCATTCCTTTTAAGAAATACAAGATGATAATTACTTTTTTCCATTTCAGTTATTTTATATATGCCCTTAAAATGGTATTTATTTATACTAGGCTTTCTATCTTCTTTAGAATAATGGTTTAATATAAAGTTTTCATTTCTTTCAGTAATAATATATAAATCATAGACATATCCAATCACTTGTGGGAATTTATTCTTCCCATCTCCAATCCAAACATAACCACTATGATTTTCTTCTTCGATAACATGAGATATTTTATCATTAACTGTAAAATCAGTTTTAATGATAATTTTTGCATCATTTGAAATTTTGCCATATTTTGTTATCTCCATTAATAATCATTTTAATCTGTAATAGCTATTAAATTCAATATTTTTCAAATCATTCTAAACAAATAATATTATATTATTTTAATGTTAAAATACTATGTGGAATTATATTATAAATTATTAGACGATAAATCAGAAAAACAAATAATCGAATTTGATAATATTATGAATGATATAGCTAAAAAATATGAAGCTAAACTTGAGAGTACAAGTTTAGATGTAACAAAAGAGGGGAAGATTGTAAATAGAAATTTAAATTATTTTCTATATGATGAAACTATCTTTAATTTCGTTTCGGATATTCCTTTTGTTTTTTCAATTAAACGATTTACTAAAAATGAAACTCCAAAAAATAAATATATTATTTATTCATTATATGAAAATTCAGATGTTAATAAGTTTACCCAATTTGATTTAAATATTTACAAATGCATTGTTATAAATGTAAGAGAAAGCGAATTAATCATAAGAAAAATTTTAATGGATAATGAAATGATTAAAAAGGAGATTAAGAAATTAGATGATAAAATAAAGGAGAAGGAGAAGGAGAATAATACAGAGAATGAGAATGAGAATGAGAATGATAATGAGAATGAGAATGAGAAAAAAGTTGTAAAACAAAAACCAATAAAGAAAACCGTTAAAAAAGTAAAGGGTAAAGAAACTAAGGTAGAAGAAGTTAAAGAAGAAACCAAAGAGGAAACCAAAAAGGAAACCAAAGAGGAAACCAAAAAGGAAACCAAAAAGGAAACCAAAAAGGAAACCAAAGAGGAAACCAAAAAGGAAACCAAAGAGGAAACCAAAGAGGAAACCAAAGAGGAAGTCAAAGAAGAAACCAAAGAAGAAACCAAAGATGTTAAAAAAGTTGTAAAAACTAAAGAACCTAAAGTAACAGTTAAACCTGTTAAAGTAACAAAAAAGAAAAACGAAGAAGAGATAAAAGAAATAGAAGAAATAGAAGGAAATAAAAAGAAAATTATAAAAAAAGCTAAAAGTAGTAAAATAAAAATTGATTTATAAATTTGTTATTTAATATCTATATAGTAATGTCCCACATAGATATTGAATATGAAAACTTTAAAGTTTACCTGTCATTATCTGATAAATCTATATTGGTTAGTGTATTAAATATAATAAACTATGATTTATATTCTATAGAAATAGACCAGCTTATATTTAATAATTATAATCTTTTTGTACTATTAATTTCTGGCTTTAAAAAGTTTAATCCGGATATTGATGTTAAACTGGAAGTTATTGATAAAAAGTTAAATATGATTCTCAATATTAAAAATGAAAATACTAATTTTTTTGAACTAGAAAAGGTGGATAATAAAAATTTGAATATCATGAATAATTATAATAATATTAATGACGGACTTGATAAAATTTATGATAGGGCAATGAAAATTCCAAATAAAAATAAGTATTTAGATGTTATCTATGTTTTGGATACGGAACTAACAAAAGAAGTAATAGATGGTTTTAATATTAATAATTTTAATAAAAAATATTATTTTGAAATTACCAATAAAAATTTAATCAACGTTCTACATTATTATAAAGGTGCTAAAGTTAAAAGGGGAAATTATCCAGTGGATGGTAAAAATGGGTTAAATTTATTTTGGAAGGAATGTATTGCATTTCAACCGGGTATTTATAACGCTGGTAATGGTTGTCCTGGTTGGTTTGCTAACAGTAATAATTTAGTATTTTCTGAAGGAAATATGTATGAATTAGAAGGTGAATTGAAAAGACTATTAAATTCCAAAAAGATAAATATAATAAATGGAAATAAAAAATGGTATATTACTTTCTTACAATTACCAAATATGACATAAAAATTGAATATATTTTTATTTTATAATTAATTAAATACTATGCAATGCGTATGTTCCGTTAAAAATGATTTTATGGATCTTTGTATTTGTCCAAATATATTAAGTCCAGATATAATAGGTTCCGATAAATTAAGCCCAGATAAATTAAGCCCAGATAAATTAAGCCCAGATAAATTAAGTCCAGAAAAATTGGTAAATTACGAGACTATTATAGAAGTAAGACCGAAAGTTAAAATTGTTTTTGATTGGGATGATACTTTATTTCCGACAAGTTGGCTTATTGAAATAAATGGTGGTTATAATTTAGTCAATAATTTATATGTTGAAATAAAAATGAAAGAATATATACCAGTTTTAATTAGTACAATTAAAATGGCTAAAAGTTTGGGAGAGGTAATTATTATTACCAATGCTAGACGTTATTGGGTAATAGATTGTCTTTCTTTTTGGTTAAAAGATGTAAAAGGTTTTTTTGATAATATTACAGTTATATCAGCTAGAGATTGTTTTGCAAGTTTTTTACCAGAAGATAATCCAACGATGTGGAAATGTATGGCTTTTGATAGAGAATTAACTAATTGTGATATGATGATAAGTATTGGTGATTCTGATGCGGAAAAAGATGGTATTAAATTCGCTAAAGAAGCAACTAAAACAAGAATTATTATTAAAACTATTAAATTGGTCGAAAATCCATCAATAACA